TAGGGGATATGGAGAAATACAACTCCGCAGCAATGATGGGTTTTACAGTTTTACGGTTCAGCACAGAGCAAGTTAAGTCCGGTATGGCATTAAAGCAAATTGAATTATTAATTAAGGGTAAATAGGAAGGCGATTATGTTGGTTGAAAAGTTTGATTTTATTGAGTTACTTCGCCTTGCTATTGCTCAAGGCAAAGCTGAAGGAAAGAAAATTTCGAAAGATGTAGTTTTAGGTGAATTAGCGCTGTTATCGCCAGCTGCAAAGCTTTGGGCCACTGTCTTGATTGAAAAGGTTGATTTTGAGCGAATCGCAATAATTACCCCAGCACAAAAACAGACTGAAACTTTTTACAGTAAGTATGACTTTAATTTTCAAACCGAACGCCGTATTGAAGATATTCCGGGTAAGGTTGAGTTTGTTCGTGGTGAGATTAAATCCGGTAATTTTTTCCGTGCGAGAAATAAATTAGCGGTAAAGATTCATGATGAAATGGTAAAGAAAAAATTTACCCCTACTAATTCTCAAGGTGATCTTACTAATCTGGCAAAAGGTATGGCTGAGATTGTTTTGCGTGGACATGTTTTTGTTAAGGCTATGTGTGGAGCATGCCAAGGGTTGGGTAAAATTGAGACATTTGGTTTAAATGGCTTTCCAAATGGGGCCATGTTTTGTGGGAAGTGTAATGGAACTGGAAAACGACCATATACTTTGAAAGAGAAAATGAATATTGCTGGCATTGATGCAACCAAAACAGCTTATATAAAGAGTTATCAGAAGTTTGAGCTGTTTGGAGAATCAATCGTTGCAGAATGGGAAAATGAAATTAGATCGCGTATTTCACGTTCATTTCGTTTTGAACTTCCTGATACTCAAGAAACTTATGCTTGACAGTTGGGTATACACTTGAGTATAAGGATTTCTAGAATGGGCGAAAAGTAAAGTAATCGCCAGAATGAATTTAAGAGCTCGCATTTAGCGAGCTTTTTGTTGGCCAAAATTTATCTTAAATACTTATTAAATAAAGATGTTTGAGTGTGTGCAATCTAACTTTCAACCAAAATGAAATACATAACTAAGATTTCCTTTATTAAAAAAAATCACAGTTAAAGTAAAAAAAATGTAATAGGAAATTTTTTAATATTTTATTTGGTTTAATAAAATGGTATAAATTTAGTCCTATATATAAATGTAATAGGCTCTACTATGAATCTTTCAAATCCTTTTAGACCAGGAGCAGGGCATATGCCCCCATATCTTGCTGGTCGTGAAGCTGAAAAAGATGAGTTTTTGAAGTTATTAAGCCAAACTACAATAATGCAAAACCTAGTTCTAACTGGGTTACGAGGCGTTGGTAAGACAGTCTTATCTGAAACTTTTAAGCCATTAGCACAGGGAGCTGGATGGTTATGGGTAGGTACAGATTTGTCTGAAACAGCCAGTATTAGCGAAGAAAATATAGCTATAAGATTGTTAACGGATCTTTCGCTTATTACCTCTTCTATTCCAATAGGTATTGAAACATCGCATTCAATAGGATTTGTACAAGAACAAAAAACACAAGAATTCAAAACTCTAAATTTCGAAGTATTGGTTGGAATTTACAAAAACACACCAGGCTTGCCTACGGATAAATTAAAAGCAGCTTTAGAAACTGCATGGAACGTAATGCAAAGCTCTGGAATTAGTAAAAAAGGTATTATCTTTGCTTATGATGAAGCTCAAAATTTATCAGACCATGCTAGTAAGGAACAGTATCCATTATCTTTATTATTAGATACTTTCCAGTCTATTCAACGCAAAGGTATTCCATTTATGTTGGCTTTAACAGGATTGCCAACATTATTCCCAACCCTAGTTGAGGCTAGGACTTATGCTGAACGTATGTTCAGAGTTATTTTTTTGGATAAACTGAACGAACAGGATGTCAAAGTAGCAATTACAAAACCTCTTGAAGGGCATCCAATGATGCTTTCAACTGAATCTATCGATATTATTTGTAGAATTTCAGGTGGATACCCTTATTTTGTTCAGTTTATTTGTCGTGAGGTATATGATTTATTTATAAATCAATATGAGAACTCCAAACCTACAAGGGTTCCTCAGCAAGAAATTATTATGAAACTAGATACAGATTTCTTTGCTGGGAGATGGGCTAGAGCTACTGATCGACAGAGAGATTTATTATTCGTAGTAGCATTATTAGACAATTGTGATACTGAGTTTTCAGTGCAAGAAATTTTAGAAAAATCAAAAGAGTTAGAGGATGCGAAACCATTTAGTGCAAGTCATATTAATCAAATGTTATCAACATTAATTAATTCTGGTTTAATTTACAAAAATAGATATGGCAAGTATTCATTTGCAGTCCCATTACTAGGTCAATTCATATTAAGACAAAAATCACAAATGGGTATTGGCTGATAATAATGAGCTTTAAAAAAGCATCTATTCTCTGTGAGAACTTCAATCTAAAACTAATCTCACACATTGTAGCAATCTGAGTCATCCTACCGAGAGTATTACGGCACAACAGGCCCCGCTAAATATCGATTATTAGCGGGGCTTTCTCTTTTATTAATCTGATGATTAAGTTCTCTAAAGTAAATAATTTACTATTGAGAACTAAGTTGTTGAAAAATAAAAATATATTTGATAATTGATATGTAAATTAGTATAATAAATAAACATTAACTAATTTAATTGGTGAAAATATGCCATTCGAAAGAAAGACAGGGTATAAATTGAAGTTTATCAATGAAAATGACTTTGAAATTATCTGTTTAGACTGTAACGACACCAATAGTGTGAGACAGCAACTTAAAGATGCTGGATTTGTTACAGATATTAAGACAGTAGATGAAAAGGATAAAAATCATCTTCAAAAGATTATTGGAGTAACAAGTAGCAAGGAAGACTTGATTTCCTTGCTAGATGATTGGTTTGATTTGTTAGACAGTATAGAGGTTACAGCCTACAAAGATTTTGATTAAAAATCATAGTAATAAAGACCACCTTTGCAGTGGTTTTTTTATGGGTGAGAATAATGGATTCTACAGAATACTTTTGGCTTACAAGAAAAAAAGAGCCAAAAACCAAACCTAAAAGACGACCATTGCCGAAGGCTACACAAAAGTATTTAGAGGCCGAAGAAGACTTTACTCAAGCTTTAGATTTTCTGGAAATTAAATACGAAAAGAAGTTTCAATTTAAATCAACCAAGCACTGGCGATTTGATTTTCATTTAATTGAACATCGTATTTTAGTTGAAATTGCTGGAGGTCCTTGGTCAGGTGGCCGAAAGGGTAGGCTTAAAAATAAAGCTTGGAGTCTTGATCGTTACGACGTAGCTGAGAAGATGGGTTACACAGTAATTCGCATAGAGGCAGCACCAAGATTTAAGATTAATGAATCTGGTCCATTACAGATCCAAGCTCATTTTGCTAGCCAATGGCTTAAAAATTTAAAGAGGCAAATATTTAATGGATCAGATCAGACCATTTCCTCCAACTGATTTTATTGATCAAGCTGAAGAAGAGGAAGCAATTAGACTAACACCGGCACCAGATCTAAAAAAATGGGTTGTTGCTAATTACTTAACTATTGGTGGACCTCTTTATAACCCCGATCATGATCACATAGCTGAGCTGCTTCACGATAATGAAGAATTTTTAGCATTTGCTTGGGCCTCTTCTGCATATAAAAGCAAGCAAGCTATGGTGTTGGGCCAGTGCGAAAAAGTCATGTTCAATGTCGGTGGCTGGCGTAAAGCTCGACAAGAGCAACAGATGCGAGACTGGTTTGGTTTTGTACCTACATATTTAATAACGGTCGATGCATCTTTCTGTGAGCGTGCAAACGATACAGAGTTCTGTTACTTACTTGAACATGAGCTTTACCACATTGGAGTGATGAGAGACGAGGACGGAGAAATTGTTTATAGCGATAGTTCTGGTCTTCCTAAGCACTATCTTGCTGGTCATGACGTTGAAGAGTTTATTGGCGTAGTTAAACGTTATGGACCAAGCAAAAATGTTAAGCGACTTATTGAAGTCGCAAAAAATCCGCCGTTTGTTTCGAATCTTGATATTTCAAAATGCTGCGGCAACTGTGTAATCAATTGAGCCTAATGGCTCTTTTTTTTGCCCATTTTGTTATACGTAGTTATACGATGAGGAAGTTATGGCGACACTAAAAGAGCCTGTGAAAATCTTTATAGTTCAGTCTCTTGCTTGTCGTGATACACCTCAAGAAGTGGCTGAACTCGTAAAACAAGAGTTTGGCGTTGATATAGATCGTGTTCAAGTTGCAACTTATGACCCTACAAAGGTTGCTGGTAAGAACTTAAGCAAAAAGTATGTCGAACTATTTGAAAAAACCAGAGATGAGTTTGATAAAGGCTTAATTGATATTCCAATTGCTAATAAGTACTACCGATTGAAGCAATACCAAAGACAACTTGAGAAGACTAGAAACGTCAAAACAGCCTTAAAAATTCTTGAGCAAGCCGCTAAAGACATTGGTGGTCAATTTACTAATCGCCAAGAAATTACAGGCAAAGACGGCGGACCAGTCCAAACAGTTAATTCAGAAATTCCAGTTCCAATGGAAGATTACTTAAAAGCGCGGAGGGAAGTCTTAGATGAGTACTGATGCGGCTCGGGATAAAGCCATCCGGATCGAGGCGCAAGAAGATTTATATTTCTTCACAAGGTACATGTTTAAGGAGCGCCGTGGTTATAAATGGATGCAAAATTGGCACCACTTAGAAATCTGCGAAGCTTTAATGAAAGTTTATCGCGGAGAGATAAAGCGGTTAATTATTAACGTTCCACCACGATATTCTAAAACTGAAATTGCTGTAATTAATTTCATGGCTTGGTGTTTTGGTAAGAATCCAGACTGTGAGTTTATTCATATCAGTTACTCGGCAATGCTTGCCGCAAATAATGCCTTCCAAATACGAACTCTTGTACAAGAAGAGGCGTATAGAAAAGTCTTTCCTGAGCTTACATTGCGTGATGATAGTAAGGCTAAAGACTTCTGGAGAACTTCTCAAGGCGGTGTCTGCTATGCGACAGGTACAGGCGGTACGATTACTGGTTTTGGTGCAGGAAAACTTCGTAAAGGCTTTGGTGGCTGCATTATTATTGATGACCCACATAAAGCACATGAAGCTTCATCAAAAACTATTCGAGAAGGGGTAATTGATTGGTTTCAGAACACACTCGAATCGCGTACTAACTCGCCAGATACGCCGATCATTGTGATTATGCAGCGACTTCATGAAGATGATTTAGCTGGATGGTTGCTAGGTGATAGAAAAGACGGCGTTCCTGTAGCTGGTGGTAACGGTGAAGTGTGGGAGCATCTATGTCTTTCAGCTATTCAGGAAGACGGATCCGCACTGTGGCCAGCAAAACACAATATCCAAAAATTGAGGCTAATGGAGCAAGCAGCACCATATGTATTTGCCGGGCAGTACCGACAAATGCCATCACCGCCAGCAGGCGGTTTTTTTAAGCCCGACAATATTCAAATTGTTGATGCTTTGCCTGCGGATGTAGTGAAACAAGTTAGGGCTTGGGATTTTGGGGCTACCGAAAATGAGGGCGACTTTACAGTAGGTGTGCGAGAAGCTCTAGGCGCAGATGGTTTTACTTACATTGTCGATGTAACTAGAGGACAGCTTGGACCTGACAATGTGAATAAGCGCTTAGAACAAACAGCAAAAATAGATGGGAAAAAAGTTTCTGTGCGTCTACCACAAGATCCCGGTCAAGCTGGTAAATCACAAGCTAGTTCATTTGTGAAGCTTCTTGCGGGTTATAGCGTGATAGCTAAGCCAATTTCAGGTGACAAGCTTACACGTGCACAACCATTTGCGGCCCAAGTTAACGTAGGAAATGTACGAATGCTCAAAGGTGAATGGAATAAGGATTTTATTGATGAGCTTCGTCATTTTCCTAATGGCACACATGACGACCAAGTGGATGCAGCTTCAGATGCGTTTAATGAATTACATGAAGGTTTTGAAGCCTTCTTTGCTGATATGGGATTTGCTCGATGAGTGATGTAACTTTTCAACATGCTGAATATGTTAAGAACTTGCCATACTGGCAAAAACTTGATGATGTTTGTGAAGGTGAAGATGCAGTTAAGGCTAAAGGTGAAAAATATTTGCCGATGCCAAATGCACATGATAAATCACCTGCAAATAAAAGCGCTTATGAGGCTTATCTTACCCGTGCAGTCTTTTATGAAGTAACAGGGACTACATTAAATAGTTTAGTTGGTGCAGCTTTTGCAACCGATCCAAGTTTTAAATTTCCTCCGGAACTTGCTCATTTAGAACGTAATGCAAATGGTGCTGGTTTAAGTACTTATCAATTGGCTCAAAATGGAATTCGCCATTTATTGAAGCATTATCGTTGTGCTTTATATGTAGATTATCCTGATGTGCCGCCAGCTCGTAATCTAGCGGAATTTAAAGCACAAAAAGCCTATCCGATGATTCATTTACTAAATGCCCTTGATGTAGTGAATTGGGATTCAGTAATGATCGATAACCAGAAAAAGCTTTGCTTAGTGGTTATACGTGAATTTAAGTCTGAGCGCGGTGCTGATGGATTTAGTAAAACCGAACAAGAGCAATATCGTGTACTTCGTTTAGAGCAAGAGGGAAATGGGGAATATATTTATTCCGTTCAGGTGTACACAAAGGGTGAAAAGGGTAACTGGGTTGGCGGAGAGAAGAAGTTTCCAACAGATTACAACGGGAATTTCTGGACCTATATACCTTTTACATTTGTAGGTGCAATTGATAATTCAGAAGAGATTAAAAAGCCACCATTACTTCCTTTGGCTAATCTCAATTTAGCCCATTACAGAGACAGTGCGGACTTTCAAGAGTCCGTTTTTTATATGGGGCAACCTCAATATTATGCGAAGGGTGTTAATTGGGAGTGGTATGACCAAGCCAAGAAACGTGGCATCTACATTGGAGCGAAAGTACTTTTGCCTTTACCTGAAAATGGTGGTTTAGGAATTGTACAAGCCGACCCTAATACTCTTGCCCGGGAAGCGATGAAAGATAAGTGGGAAAAAATGAAGGAGATGGGGGCGCGTTTAATTGAGAAGGGCTCGGGAAGTAAAAAGACCGCTACCGAAGCGAATAGTGATGACGCCGTTCAGCATTCAGTTCTTTCGCTCTGTGTCGTTAATATGAATGAAGCCTTGTCAGCAGCATTACGATGGGCTGCTAAGTTTGTAACGCCTAATGTGGATGTTCTAACTAAAGATGATTTGATGTTCGAAATCAGTCAAGAATTTAACAAACAGGGTTATTTAGCTGAGTTAGCTCGACAGTTATTTGAAGCAGCTCTACAAGGCCGATCTTCATTTAAATCATGGTGGGAATACAACCAAACAGGTATGTTCCCTAAACAAAAATATGAAGAAGAGCTTCAGAATGTTGAAGCAGAGCAAGATGGGACTTTAAATCAAAAGGTAGAGTGAGATGGCAACAGATATCAAAAAACTATTTGAAGTACTCACTCAGCACCAGGCCTATCTTTATCGTGCTTCATCAAAAACGGTAAATGAGTTATTGGCTTTATTCAATGATGATACGAGCAAGATGCTATCTAAGCTTCGGGATTTATTGGATGAGCTTAATGAGTCGGAGAAAGTTGCTTTAGCTGGTGGTAAATATACAACTTCAAATTTAAGGGAAATTAGGGATTTGATTGCCCAATGGTTTGCCAGTGTTAATTTAGCATTACCTGAAGCTTTTGCCGTTTCTGCTACGGCGCTGGCTGTTTATGAGGCCAATTACGTAGCTAAGCTCTATGGAGCAAAAATTAATAAGCCTGATGGGGAAAAACTATTCTTATCCGCTAAAAAAGTTCCGTTGGCAGGTGGCGCTCTTGTCGATGATCTGCTTTCAAGAATTGCTGAAAGTGCCCGTCAAAAGGTTGAGTATGCAATTCGAGATGGTATTAATTCAGGCAAAACTAACCAAGAAATTGTTCAGCGTATTCGTGGTACCAAACGGCTTAACTATGAAGATGGGATCTTAAATGGTACCAAAACTGATATTGAGCGAACGGTAAGAACTGTGCGAAGTCATGTAGCTAATCAAGCCTATCTAAATAGCTTCAACCAAATTGGCTTTGAATATGTCCGATTTGTTAGCGTTTTAGATGGACGAACTTCTAAGCTTTGCGCTTCATTAGATGGTTCAGTGTGGGAAATAAATGATCCGGCAAAGCGAGTGCCGCCGTTACATCCTAACTGTCGCAGTATCTTGGTTCCGGTCGAGAAGGACGGTCAACTTGTTGGCGAACGGCCATTTGTAATGGACGAACGTAGAGTTAAAGACATCCCCAAAGAAGAGCGAAGCCAGTTAATAGGACAGTTAGATGCAAACACCACATTCAAAGAGTTCTTTAAGAAAACAGATGATTTCTTTCAAAGGGAGTGGCTAGGGCCAAAGCGCTTTAAGCTCTATAAAGATGGGAAATTTGATTTTGATAAGTTCTTTGATCCTGAAGGCCGTTTCTATAGCTTAGATGATTTGAGAAAGTTGGATGAAAAAGCTTTTAAAAAGTTGGGTCTGTAATTTTTCTTATGTTATATTTTTTAAAACATCAGAATTTATACAATATGAAAACAATAGCTTTTGTATGTCTAACCCTAATTTCCATCACTTGTTTAGCTGAACCAAGTCAAAAATATCTTAAAGAATATGATCGATTGTCTGAAGCTTTGGAGTCAGCAATGGCAAATGCATATTCTTTTGATCCTGCAACTGGTCAAGTAAAACAGGCTACTCAAGGTTTAGAAGCTAAAAATAATTTATGTAGAGCTGCCCAGGCGAAACTAAACCTCACCACGTTTTTAAAAGACAATTTAGAGGAATCTAAAGAGCTTTATAAATCTATTGATGGTGCAGAGACTCTAGATAAAAATTATCTTAGTGGACAACAGCAGGAACAACAAAATCTCGTTTCAAATTTGAAAAAAGACCTTGTTGGAACTGGATTTAACTGTGAGTAATTATTGCCGATTACAGGTAATTCTAAACTCACTTAAGACACAATTTTCACCTATATAAGCGCCCAAATGGCGCTTTTGTCATTTATGGAGTTTGGCTTATGAGTGAATCAAAAGTTAGACATTTGGTACTTAAAAGAGTTTCAGATAAATCTTCTCATCTTGCTCTTTGTGACGAGGAAACAGGTATTCCATTAGCTGGATTAACCGCTGTAAAAATGAATTGTAGTGTTTTTGAGGGTCCAGCGACTATCACGGCAACATTTGATGTAGGTGGTCCTCAAGGCATCCGCTTAGTTGGTGATGAACCTAGACAAAAGGTTTGGAGTGCAAAGGAAACGTAGCGAAAGGCACTACAAATGCCTGAAAAGCAAATCAATATGTCAGATGCTCAATATATTCTGAGCACAAAATGAATTCTGGTGCCATTTCTTCAAATTAAGGTTTCAAGCCATGGCAATTTATGGTTTTACTTTTGAAAGATTAAAAGCAATTGCACTCATCAAATAGAACTTAATTTTTAACCATAGCACCTTCGGGTGCTTTTTTTGCGAGAAGAAAATGCCAAGCCCTATTATCCAATATTTCCAATATGAACATTTACCTGAACATTTGCAGCAAGTTAGTAAGCCAATTGGTGATTTAGCTCGGCAAATGGATGAGCAACTTCCTGACGGGCCTGAAAAATCCACAGGATTAAGAAAGCTACTTGAAGCAAAAGATGCATTTGTACGCCAAGCTTTAAGTAAATAATCATTTATAGAAATGAAGCGTCCTAAAGGGCGCTTTTTTATTGCCTGCCGAAAGCGGATGCTAACGGCGAATCCGGGCGGATGCCCATTTTGTATATATAGGTTGGATGACCAATGAAACTTAAAACAGTAACAATCGACGGTAAAGTTTATGCGGAAGTAGACGGTGATAAGCCGATCTATATTCATGATGACGGCAAAGAAATGCCACATGATGCACCACACTCGGTAGCAACAATTGCACGCTTAAACAATGAAGCTAAAACACATCGTGAAGCCAAAGAAGCAGCCGAAAAAGCATTAAAAGCTTTTGAAGGAATTGAAGACCCAGCGGCAGCTAAAAAGGCATTACAAACAATCCAAAATCTCGATGATAAAAAGCTGGTGGATGCCGGTGAAGTTGAGAAAGTTAAAGCTGAAGCTATCAAAGCAGTTGAGGAAAAATATGCCCCGATTGTTGCGCAACGTGATGCTCTAGAAGCCTCTTTACATAAAGAACTTATCGGCGGTGGTTTTGCTCGTTCTAAGTACATTCAAGACAACATTGCAGTACCTGTGGACATGGTTCAGGCAACCTTTGGTCATCACTTCAAAATCGAAGAAGGCAAGGTGGTTGCATATGATCCGAACGGCGAAAAGATTTATTCACGTGTCCGCCCGGGTGAACTTGCAAATGTTGATGAAGCTTTAGAGTCATTGGTTGGTGGATACCAGCATAAAGACTTAATTCTTAAAGGTGGTAAAGGAACTGGTGGCGGTTTTCAAGGTGGGGGCAAAGGTGGAGCACCTACTGGAATGAAACGCAGTGAAATGTCTGTTTCTCAGAAAGCAGATTACATCAAAGAACATGGCAATGATGCCTTCCTAAAACTACCGAACTAATCATTAAATATTTGGAGATAAGTAGTTATGACTACGACAGTTAATTCAGACATGATCATCTATAATCAATTGGCTCAAACTGCTTATTTAGAGCGTTTGCAAGATAATTTGAATGTATTTAACCAAGCCTCTAATGGTGCAATTGTTTATCGCAATGAGATCATTGAAGGTGATTTCAATAAAGAAGCATTCTACAAAGTGGGCGGTAGCATCAAACATCGTGATGTGAATTCAACCGCCAAAGTAGTTCCAGAGAAAATTGGTTCTGGTGAGTCTGTAGGCGTAAAAGTCCCATATAAATATGGTCCTTATGCATCAACTGAAGAGGCATTTAAGCGCCGTGCTCGTACACCAGAAGAATTTGCTATGGTTGTTGGTTACGATCTTGCAGATGCATTGGTTGCAGGCCGATTAGAGTACAGTTTAGCTTCTTTAAAAGCTGCTATTTCTAGCAATCCAGACATGGTTGCAAAAGGTAGTATCGTTGTTGATGGCCGCAAAGCATTGACTCGTGGTATGCGAAAGTTTGGTGATAAGTTTGGCCGCATTGGCTTATGGGTGATGAACTCAGATACATATTTCGATATTGTCGATGATGCAATCACTAAGCAAATTTATGGTGAATCTGAAATCGTTATCTACGGTGGTTTACCGGGAACCTTAGGAAAGCCGGTCTTGGTGACGGACGCTGTAGGTGATAACGATGCTTTTGGTTTGCAGTATGGCGCTGTCACTGTAACTGAATCACAAGTACCGGGCTTCCGAGCTTATGACATCAATGATGAAGAAAACTTAGCAATCGGTATGCGTGCTGAAGGTGCATTTAACTTAGATATTCTTGGTTATAGTTGGGATACATCGAAAGGTGAAAATCCTGACCTTACATTACTTGGTTCAAGCGCTAACTGGATCAAATATGCAACCAGCAACAAAATGACAGCAGGTACCTTACTTGATTTATCGGGTACAGCGACAACTGGTTAAAACCTAAAAATTAAAACCTAAGGGGGCTAATAAGCCCTCTTTTTTATTATTAAGAGAAAAGCGCCATGAAGATTATCTATACACGCATTGCAGCAGCGGCTGCATTAGAGACAGGCATTATTGCTAACCCTGACTATTATGAAAACCCAAATTTGAAAGCAAAAGAGGTAATTATTTACGGTAATTATCCAAAGATTCAAAAGGATTATGAATCTTTGGAAGTTCCAGTTGAAGTTCGTAAGTTGGAAGTGCCACAAAAAACGACTTTGGCCACAGTAAATGTCGCAGTGGGAATTACCCCTGAACTTCAAGCTGTGATGGATGATGCAAAAGCTGAATGTGAAAAGGTAGTTGAAGAAAACACTCAGCTTAAGCAGAAAATTGCCATCTTAGAGCAGGCCGGTGGTAACCAGTCAGAGTTGTTATCTGAAAATTCACGATTAAAAGATGCAGCAGTCTTAGCAGATAAAGCTCTCAAAGATGCTGAAGCTCAAGTGGTCGGTATAAAAACTGAATTTGAAGCTTTTAAAAATGATATTCCTGCAATGCAGGCACGTATTGCTGAATTGGAAGCTGGAAAAGCGGCAGAAAACCCAGCTACAGAAACGGCAGCTAATGATTTTGAAAACTGGTCAAATGATCAATTAAAAGAGTATTTGGCTAGTAAAAACATTGGTTACAAGCCGTCTGCAACAAAAGCAGAACTTCTTAAATTAATCCCGAAGGAATAATGCAATGAGCTTTATTACTGTAGATGACGCAAATTCAATTTTGGGCAGCGATTTTGCACCAGACAGTGATAAGGCTCGTCTGGTGAAGCTGGCAAATGTGTGGATGAAAAACAGAATTGGTTTTGTACCAGATCCAATTGATCCACTTCTTAAGGACGCGGCTTGTGAAATTATCAAAGGAATTCTGGCCAAAGTAATTTATAACGGCAAAGAGCAGCAGTTGAAGCGTAAGAAAGTTAAGGCTGATTCTGTTGAGTCAGAAAAAGAATTTCAAGACGGATCTGAAGCAATCTCTAGCTTTGAACAGATAGCAATTGATTTTATTGATTCACTTGATTTGAAAGATCCAAATGCAAGTTTTAATGGCTTTGGCATACCACTTTACAGGGCATGATATGGGCTTACGTGACGAAATTCAGGCAGACATTGCTGAAGCATTTAATGATGATTTAGCAGATGCCATTCATACCTTTACATGTGAGCGGATCTCTAAAACGAATTGGGATCCTAAAACTGAAACTTATGTTGAAGTTAAAGAAAACTATTCTGGCCGTGGCGTTCTGTTTGGCTCATACAGTCAATATGAGATCCAAACACTTGGAGTACTGGCCACGGATAAAAAGGCAACCGTGCTTCAAAATGAAGTAACTATGACTCCAAAAATTGAAGATGAATGGTTAACTGCCTTAGGCTCATTCCGGGTAATTAATATTCAACAGGATCCAGCTAATACTATTTGGAAATGTCAGCTTCGAAAAGTGTAGGGGCTAAAATGGTTAATCCTGATTATGTTCCTGAATGGTATATCTCGCCTTTTCAACATGTGCAGTACACGCTTGCTCGAAATCAACTACACATGGATTTGTTATTTGAAGATATGGATAAGGCCGATCAATTTTTGGATATGGGAGCGGATGCGCAAGTTAGTACTTTTTCTGATGGTGCATATGCAATCGTCCAAATTGGTGATACGGCGGATAAAGACCGAATTCAAGTTTATGGATTGCTTTTACATGAAGCTGTTCATGTCTGGCAAAAGATTAAAAAGCTCATGGGTGAACGAGAACCGAGCTCTGAGTTTGAAGCTTATTCAATTCAGGCGATCGCTCAAGACCTTTTTAAAATGTATGAAGAAAGCGAGGTGAATGATGGGATGGAAGGGGAAAAAGCCAACTGAATTTAGTTTTGATGTGTCTAAAGCAGCAGAAGACCAGGTGAAGCATATTGTTATGGATACTGTGCAATCCTTAGTTAATTTAAGTCCTGTTGATACTGGAGCATACCGTGCTTCACATATTGTTTCGGTTGGATCTGCTGATTTCGGCGTGCGTGAACCTGAAACAAACCCTATTAACGACGCAGCGATTCAGGCAATGAAGATTAAGTTAGGTAATTTGGTTTATATCCAGAACAATAAAGCTTATGGACCGCGCTTAGAAAACGGCTGGTCTGATCAAGCACCACAAGGTATTTATGGCCTCACGTTTAACTTTATTTCTCAAAAGTACGGTGGCTAAAATGGCAATGACTTTAGAGCAGACAAGGCAAGCTATTATTGATCGCATGCAAAGCTTTACGGGTATTGCTCAAGAACGGATTCAGTATCCAAATGCACCTGACTTTACTGTTCCAACAAAAGGTGTATGGTGCCGTTTAACGATTGCAGGTGGCCCGAGTTTTACCTCAGGCATTGCAGATAAGCCATGTACACGCCGTACCGGTAATATCATGATCCAATGCTTTGACCGATTACATACTGGAGAGAAGGCCGTAACGGTTCTAAGCGATGCATTGCTGGCTCATTTTGAATATTTCATAATCGAACACTTAGAATGTTTGAATGGCCAATCTATTTATGCGGGTAAAGATGCTGATTTCATTCAGTATAATGTGAGCATTGGGTTTAAGGTGAATTGATATGTCATGTATGCTGACTTTAGAAGAAATCGAAATTAAACGGCAAGAACTGGAAAGACATCTTGAAGATGTTATGTCTGTTGAACTGAAGAAGTGGCAAAGCGAAAACAAGCTATGTGTTTCCGATGTGAATATACGTTTGGCCAATGTGAATAGTCTTGGTGGAACTAAACATAATGTAGTTACTGGAGTAAGTGTTGATTTAGATTACAAACCTTAAATTACTTTAATTAAATGACCGCTAAGAAGCGGTTTTTTTATGCCTTATTCACTACCACCTCATCGGTGGTTTTTTTATGTCTATAGGAATCACTTATGAGCAATTTTGTTTTTAAGCGTGGTGACACATTCAACTTAAATTTGCAGCTCGTTGATATGGATGACGCGCTGCAATATCCAGCCAATGATGTGCGTCGAGCGATTGATTTAACGGGATATACCTTTACTTCTCAAGTTAAAACTTTGGATGGAACCGCTGTAGCAACCTTGACTTGTGCAGTATTAAATCAGAGTACTCAAAAGGGGTGGCTGAATGTGAAATCAGAGGCAAGTACTGCAGCGTGGCCTTTGGGTCTGTGTCAGATGGATATCAAAGCTGTGGTGAGCGGTACTACTCAGCATACAGAAACTTTGACTTTTCAGGTAATTGACGGGGTGACTGCATAATGGCAAATCTTTTATTTAGATTTAGTTGGGACCACCGACCTTTTGTTTATAACTCATCTCAAGGTAAGCGGCAATTTATGCTGCCTTTTGCTTCGGGCATTCCAAACCTCACTCCAGACTGGACTCAAGTTACGGGCTTAGGTACAGCGGCAACAAGAGGTGTTGGAGTAGAAAGCGGTAATGTAGCAGCTTATGGTTCTTATGGTTTATCTAACTTAGGTTATGGTGGATCTCCAACTTCAGAAGCCGGAAATGATATTGATGCTGGTTATAAAGCAGGGAGACAAAAGACTCGTTTTAAGAATGCACCCACTAGTATTTATACAAATCCCTATATAGCTGCTTATGCACCTTCTATCGTGGTTACTCGTGGAGAATTTACAGGTACGGAGTTATTTTTACCATATTACACCTCAACACGCGCCAATTGTATGGCTGTAATTGCATGGAATTATGTGCCATCCACTGACACCTTAAGTAAAGCAGAGCAAATCGTTTATACGAGCAAGAACAATATCGTTTATACGACCAATAACAGCGCGACCAGCGGCAAATTGGTTACTGTTGAGACTTCTGGCGAACTTCGCTCCAAGGGGTTCACTGTTGATTCGAACGGGGTTTACAAGGCAGCTTCACCGATTGCAAGACTATTTGCTGATTCACTTGAACTCAATGAAGATGCCTCAAAACAGCCGATTAACTTTGAAAAGTTAGGTACAGGTGACTACCTGATTAAAGGTTCTCTGGGATTTGCTAAAGAGGGCTGGTACATTGAAATGCCTAAAGATGCAAACGGTAATGTTCTTGTTGCTGTGTCTTATGAGCAGCATGAAGATGGGGATATTGCAGTAAAAACCTACAAGAAAAAATTTGATATCGAAACAGCCTCAATTATTCCTGATTTCGATAATCCTGTAGATATTCCAGAAACTCGCTGGATTGATATTCGATTGCATGAAGAACCCGAACCAGAGCCTGAAGAACCGTTGAGTGAAACACCATTGGAGTTCCAGCCTACTAACTTATCTCAGGCAGTAGCTGCAGCCTTGAATGGTGTGGAACCGCCAGTGATCTCCGACACAGATGCAACACATTAAAAACCCGCAAATTTAGCGGGTTTTTTTACGCCCATCTTTTATAACTGCCCGCTGATGAAGCGGGTTTTTTATGCCTAAATTTTGGAGAACTATAAATG